ATCGCCTGCTTCAATGTTGTAAATGTATAACTCATGATGTGCTCACCGTAACCTGCCCCACGCGACCTTTGGCTGTGGGATTAGTTTCATATACCAGAGTTGTCAGATTAAATGTAGGAAACTTAATCGTCTCTGACATAATGTTTTGAGTATCTGGGCGTGGATCCCTCAAAGCCTGTGCATCAGCCCGTACATGAATTGGTTCAAGCTGTGGATGTTTTGGTTCGTACTCATCAGGGCCAACCAGCAAGCCGTTCCATTCTTTACGCATCTCACGCAAACGGTATCGGAATCCTGACCGATCTGATATGCCGTAAGCATTTGCTCCTGCTGCAAAGTTTCCCATTAGTTCACCGAATAAAATCTAAGGTTTGGTGCAACTTGAAATGTAGCGCGATCTCGATCCTCGGTTCGCGCCCTATCAAACTCTTCTTCATATACGGCCTTCAGCAGCGTCACACGTTCTGGGGCACGCTTCATGGCTAAATAATAAGCCAACCCTGCCGATAAACAAGGATAAAACCGGAAGGGAACTTCTACCGTATTTGTCATGGTATCAGCGTCTTCTATCCGTGTCAGAACATCGTAAACAACCACATCGGTGCTGTTTTCTGGAGTAGGCCACACTTTAAGATTTGGTGTGATCTGGCGATCTAAAAAGAACTGGGTTGGACGACTTTGCGTGCTCTTTGATGGGATAGCTAGATATTCGTCTCGACTCAACCGATCCATGCTTAAATCAGTGTTGTCTCGCCGTAAAACAGCCGACATAATGTCAATGACATCACCATCTAAAGCGTATTCCGCCGTGCCATCAATCATGGTGACTGTTCGTTGTGCAATCGTCCATTGATTAAGACCTCGGTTAGCCCAATCAGCAAACAACAGATTCAGCGATCTTTTAGCGGTTTTTAGGTCGTAACCAGTCCGCACTTCCAAGCCACACCGCTCAAAAGCCTCTTCGATGTAGTCCGCTACATCTAACTCAAAATTCGCTGAACCTGAAGTTGTCATTACTTTTTCTTTCTTTTAATCATGCCGCCACGCATTTTCTTGACCATGCCGCCACGCATCATCTTTACGGGCTTCTTTTTGACCATTCCGCCACGCATTTTACGCATAGGTTTTTTCATCGTATTTTCTCCAATCTCGCCTGTCTGCGATGAGTTTTTCATAATCACTAGGGTCATATTGCTTGTAGTAACCCATTTTCTCTAGCCATGCTGCAGCGTTATCTAGATGAGATAACCTCTGTATGAAGATCATTGTATAATCACCTTCAAAAGCCAAAAGCCAAATGTCTTTTCCCTCATGAGCAAATCTTGCATTTAAGGCAAAGCAGTAATTTTCTGTTTCCTCGTAAGTTTGATTCCATTCATCAACAGCACAAATAACAACTTTAAAACTGTCATCAAACATATCTACTTCGGAAAACACTGTTTTCCATAAATCTAGATCGCTCTGCCAAACAACTTTTACTTCGTTACTCAACCAAGCCTTTTTGGCATACGGGCACAAAGGTATATTGTTTGTTTCAGCACTGGGAATAGATAACTCATTTAAGATCCAAGCCTCAATGCTTTGAATGATCATTACATCATACCCCTCGGCTTGCGTACTACTGTAGGACTCTGCATCATCTGCCCTAGATTTTGAGCAAAGAGATTCGCTCTTTTAATATCCACTGCGCCGCCCATTTGAAAACCCATTGCCATAGCTTTGCGAGGGCTTACCATCTCATTTTTTAATTTTGTGGTTTTACGTTTCATGACTTTCTCCTTTTGACTGCTTTAACGCGCCGAGGCTTACCAGCAGGTTGCCCTAAACGCTTCTTCTGCGATATTCTACTCTTTTTTTCAGACTTAGACAATTCACCTGCTGTTTTAGGTGTTTTAGATGAAACCCTTTTCTTGGGTCGGCAATAAGGCACACCACGCTTTTCGCCTTTTTTCCTACCGCAAGGCTTGCCCGTGCGAACGTCTATCCACTCTTCCTTAAACCAGCGTTTGAGTGCCGCACCCTTTTTACTCTTCCGAACCGCCATTAGTATGTCTTACCCTTGCGCTTAGTTTTGCGTACCTTGCTCTTAGAAGATTTACTTTTTCCTCCAGTCCCCCAGTTTTTAGCTCCCACCTTTCGGCATTTAGCAATCGCGCCCGAAGCATACGCAGAGGGAAAGACCTTATATCGTGCTTTAACTTTTCTATAACATGCATCTTTTGCCATCTTATCACTCTTTTTCTGTGGTGGGTTCGATATTTGTTTGCTCATGGAACCACGCGAGATTGCCATTTGTTCTATCCTCTAAAAAATCTTGCCACAACACAGACAGCATCTTGTGATTCTCGTCAACTTTCACCGCAATGACTGCGGTATTTGTTTTAAGATCAACAATAGACATGCCTACCCATCCTATAAACGCAACCAGAAGAGTCGTTATGACTGTTTTAAAATCTAGCATTTCCATCTCCGCCGCGCTGCACAAATACGCTTCTTGGGTGTCTTCTTACAATTAATGTTGTGCATCTTCATCTGCCCTTTAGAGCGGCTGCAATAAGATGCACGGCGTTTTGCTGCTTTAGAGCCTTTCTTAACTTTGCCTGTGACAGCGGTCTTTAGCTTTGAGCCAGGATTTGCTTTACGATAAGCCTTGACACCAGCTTCAGTCATTCCCGCGCCCTTTTCCGTAGGGCGGAAGTTTTTCTTGTTACGAGCTGGCATTTTTTTAGGAGCACGAGCCATCACAGCCTCCCATCATTTTTTATATACACAATGTCAAAACTTGCAGAAACCTGCAAATTGGCATTAGAGCTACTTGCGGTAGCACGCATCTCTATATCAGTTTTTTCTGGTATGGCTTTAGGGATTGGGTAGTCAACAACATTCTGACTCAAGACAACTGTGTGCTTGTCTTGTGTTCTGAACACACCATCAAACTCTCTCGTCACAAGCCTAGTAATGCCAAACTTATTGTTTTGCTCCGTATAACAAGTTGTGTTGTTCTGAAGCATGTACGCGGTGTATCCAGCGGGAACAGTCCATACTGCCATCAGCGTTTGATTTTCACCCAACGCGATACGAGCATATGTGGTGGAGGCGTTGGTAATGTTTATGGTGCCAGACGGTTCCTGAGATCCTACAACGAAAACTCTAAACACACGAAGAAAGAATCCGTTGGTTTCGGCAACGCCAGTGCCATCTAATGTAATTGTTTCGGATAGCTGATTATAATTAGCATCCAAGCCCTGAACAGTCACTTGTACGCCGTCATCATTTGCACCATCAGTGCTAGTTGCTGTCATCTTCACAGCAGAAGAAGGATAGGTGTATATACCACCCACATCCCAGATGGTTTCCTCCACTTCTTGAACAAGAGAATTAAACCCGAACTTATGGACGCGGTAATGCGCGGGAATCTGCCCACGAGCAACCTGTAGCTCAAACGGTTCGCTTGTGCCAACCTGAGATATAGACCTGAACTCGTGGACAGTCATTGTTTTGCACCTATGCGTGAAACACGGTCATGTTTGTCCAAACAGTAGTTCCAGCAGTGTATGGAACAAAGATACCGCTTATGAAAGCAATACCCTGTTCTGGGATCGTGACATCACGCTCCGCAGTAGCACTAGCAACAGTGCCTAACTGAAGAAGTGTAGATCCACTTTCCCCTGCATCTGAACTATCTCTAAACGAAACACTACCAGCAGTGGCTGAGTTTACGATGAATGCGCCTTTAAGACGACTACGACCAGCAAACACAACCGCAATCGCGCTTGTGTTCATGCCTGCCGTAACAGCACCAGCCGTGGCATCGTCAACCGCAATTTGCGTTACGGTTTTGAAATGCTTGGTACTAGTTGCTGTATCAGCGTTTGCGCCAGTCACGGCTTCAGTCAAAGCATCTCCGTTGACATCTGTTCCAGTGATCGTAAAAGTACGACCAGCATCATTGCCAGCAGAGGTGATAGTGACCTGTCGTGCCGCAGAAAAAGTTGCAACTCCACCAGAAGCCTTGGCTCCATTAATCGTTAAATTGCCTGCACCTGAAGGAGTTTGCGAAGCCGCAACCCCATCTGGATCTGCCGCATCTGTGTCCGCCTCAACAAAGACGGCTTTTACATCAGAGCCTGCCATGCCAGCCTCCTTTACTCTGCGCCGTTATTGGCCATCGCATAAGTCAGAGCACCAACAAAAGTACCGCTAGTAGCCGCAGATGCGCCCACATTTGCAGTTACTGTTGCGTTTGCAGCAAGACCACCAGCAACGACCAGAGCACCAGCCGCACCAGTGATTTCACCTTTTACGTCAACTGGCAACTCGTTGGCGATACCATCAGAGTCGGCAGAAGTACCAAGATCAATAGTTGGGTTTGTGCCACCAGCCGCAGCTTGAACTGTCTGGACGCTAAGAACGATAGCACCAGCAGGAAGAGTCAGTGTTTGACCAGCGGAAGAGGAAGTGCCAATGCGAACATTGGTTGCGCCAGTTGCTGTAGGATCACAAGCAAACTGAACAGTTTGGGTCATAACGCCAGGGGTTACAGTACCCTTAACGCCGCCGCCATATGAGCGGACTACACCCTGGAAGGTAGTATTAGCCATGTCAATCTCCTGTCGTGGCTAGTGTCAACCGCCCCATGCGGTTGTCAGGATACCAGAGTATAGCATTAAAAAAGAGGAGCCGCAACGAGTACGGCTCCTTTAGTCGAGGGGAGGAAACAATAATGTATCACATAAAAAAAGAAAGGGCGACTATAAAGCCGCCCCTCTCATCCCAAGCACGAAAACAAGGGAGTGGATTTGTTTAGGCACCCGGTGAACCGAATACAGCGCGTGGATCGGAGAAGCCGAAGCTATAACGCTCACGAGCCTTAAAGCGCATGTTGCCTGTGTCGAAGTCTGCTTCCATCTGAGTTGACAGTGGCACACGCTCGAAGTGAATGAATCCACGAGGAGCATCTGTCATGATGAAGAACGCATCGCTGTCAGTTAGGAAGTCGTTAACGGCATAACCGTCTGGCAACATTCCCATGGAACGAATTGCGTTTACATCGTTGTCAGCAGTACCAACGCGAAGGTTGGATACCATCAGACGTTCTGCAACGAACTGGAGCTGACGAGGTACGATCAGCTTCATGCCGCGCAGAGCAACCTTCAGACCACGCTCGTCAACGAAGCCAGCGATGTTGATCAGAGCGTCTTCAAGAGAAGTTTCGTTCAGATCAGCAGCGGTTGTTGGTTCGTTAGCGAATGTGCTACCGTTGGTCAGCGGGTGATCAGTTGCACAAAGTTCTTTGCCGTCACCACCAGTTACGGTGCTGTCGAAGGCGTTGTTAAGAACTGAGGCAGCTTTAACCTGCTTTGTGTGAGCCATTGAACGAGCAAGAGCACGAGTGTAGCGGCTGGAGAGACGATCATAAAGATTATCTTCTACAGCTTCTTCAGTTATGCTGAATGCCAGAGCAATGGTTTCGTGGTTGTAACGAGCAGTATATGCTTCGTTAGCGTCATCAAAATTCACCGCAGAACCTTCTGATTTAGTAGGTGCCGCACCGAACCCGGATAACATGACCTCCTCCTCGAATGCTCTATCTGAGGATTCGGTGGTGAAGATTTCGGCGTGCTGGTTTTCGTACCTGCCATACTCCATGCCAAATAAGGCATTGAGGCCAGGTTCCAGCTCTTTCGCCAACTGTTGACGTGAAATAGCCATAGTCTAAGCCTCCTTATACGCCAGTGGTTGAAACAGTGCCACCCGCGATAGCACCATTGGCACTATTGAAGTGGTTGTTCAAACGCACGATTACAGGGATACCAGCGGCGGTGAAGTCCTGATTTTCAGGATCTTCTTGCCAACCCATAATACGCAAGTTGAGCGTATTAGTAGTAGCAATTGTGCTCACAGCAAGAGATGCAGAGGAAATACCACTTGTGGTAGAACCTGAAGTTGCTGTTGCAAAATTTGCGTTAGCAAATACATGCCCACGCAGAGTTGCTTCGCTGGTTAATGACGCATCAGATGCAATTGCGTACAACTGCATTGGGTCGTCATATACGAAAGCCTTGACGGGATGGTTTGAATCCGCGCCCGAACCAGGCCAGTAGTTTGAGAACACAGTCTCACCAGTTGTCGATGATACATACTCACAGCCCCAGAAAGCACCAAGCAAACCAACAGTACCACCAGCCGCCGCGCCCACAATGTCGATAAAACCTGTGGATAGAGGGATGACCGGGGAACCTTGGTAAATTACATTGCTGTTGTCCGAAGCAATTTCATAGAGTGTGTACCCTGACGCACCAGTTGAATTGGCGTTCTGTCCTAATTTAGAAATAGGACGAAGACCAAATGAACCATTAGCGTTAGCCATTGGGTTACTCCTTTACAATTTAGTTGGAGTCGCTTTTGCGACCTCCAAAGGTTACACGACTTTGCCTTTCATTACTGATCGGCATCGAAGGATGTTGTTCCTTCATTAAGTCCTGGTCAACAGCGACCATTTGTTCGCGGGTCCGTCCCCGGTAATATGCGGTTCTTTCCTGCGCTGTCTCTTCAGGTATACGGGCAAGCATCAGTCCACCGTTACCAATGACTCCAGCATGTTGCCCTTCGTCAATAGAAGCATAATCGTATCCTTGAAACTCATCAGCTCTGACAGGTTCCCATCCTTCACGAAGTTTCGCGTGGACGTTCATCTTGTCTTCATCGCCTCTGAGTGCTGTTCGGATCCAACGATGTCTATATCCATCGGGTGCCTCTGGTGCCTCTAGTCGGCTGGGCGGTGCCCAAGGTTTGCGGCGCGAAGTTTTTTCGCGTGTCTGGGATGACCGTGGTTGTCTTGTATCGCTCATAGCATTAATCCTTTACATACTTGGCGTATTCTTCAAGAGGAACACCAAGTTTTTTTGCCATTGCCACCTGTGAAGGTGATAACTTGACGGTCCTGCGCCCCTGTTTGTTGCTGCGGGATGCGGAAGTTGAAGCCGAGGCGACCCTAGAACTTCCCCCGTTTTTATTGCCGCCCATCTCTTTTGGAAATCTTTTCCCAAGACGAGCGTCAAGTTCATCATAATACTCATCGGACGATCCGTCAAATCCTTCTTGAACAAGTTCCTCATGAAAGATGTACGCCGCTTGAGTCATTATTGGATCTTCACCAAACCATTCGTGCTTTTCAGCCCATTTTTCTGCCTTTGGACTTGGCTTAACAGGCTCCTGTTGAACAGGCTGTTGCTGGACTGGTTGTTCTTGCACAGGCTGCGACTCTTGTCGCTGCTTTGCCATGCGGTAACGCTCTTCTTCGATTGCGATTTTTGAAAGAGCCTGTGATGCTTCATACATAGCATCAGGATCTCCACGCTCGTGAGCATCACGATAGGCTTGTTTTGCTGTTGCTTTCTGAGATTCAAGGCGAGTGCCGTACTCAGTAATATAGCCTTGGTCTAAACTGCTAAGTTTAGTTCTAAGTGTTTCATTTTCTTTTTTAAGAACTTCGGCTAACCGAGCGGCTTCTTCTTTGTCCCGTTCAGCAAAACGGTACTTTTCAGTCAGCTTTTTAATGCGCTTTTGCACACCTTTACTATAACTGTCCAGTTCTTCCTCTTGAGAAGGTTCTTCTGTTGCTTCTACTTGGGGAGCCGAATCATCTTCCGAATTAACTTTTTTTGGTGAATCGTCAAGGGTTACCTCAACTTCATCATTCTCAACTTCTGCCATTACTGCCTCCTCAGACATGTTTCACATCATCAGGTTCTAAAATTGTAGCTATCACTTCGTCATCATTAATGATGCGAACTTCGCCACCTTCAATTTTAAATCGAGATCCTGCATATCGACCAATACACACCCATTCGCCTTCTTTACACCATGGTTCAGGATTGTCCCCAAACTTGTTTGGATCCTGATAGGCTAGTGGTCCTAGTTTCAGCACATACGCCACAACAGTAGCTAGGGCTTCTTTTTCGCGTATTTGATCAGGAATTAAAATACCGCTATCCGTTTTAGCCTTACCTTGATACGGCATAACCAAAAGCCTCCAACCCGTAGGTTGCGGTAAGCGTTCTTTCAATGGTTTTTTGAGGAGACTTGGATCAAGGACTTTTTTGTCCTCTTCTATGTAAGCCTCTTCAACTGAGGTAGGTTTCTTATCAGCTTGTACTTTTGCTGCGATGTGGTCAGGAACGTATAATGTCTTCGCCATCGTCTATATTTTTCTCCAGCAGGGACTTGATTTCTTCCTTGGCGTAGACAAGTCCCTGAACTTCCCCCACCAACCGCTGGTACTGATCAAAATTCTGAACACCACCAGATGTTAATATCTCGGCAATTTGATTTTCACGTTGCTCTAGTAATTTATATACATATTTTGCGAAGTCTGCAACATCCATTATAGAATATCTTTATAGTCTGCTTGTTTGTCGCTTGTGATTGGTCCGCCTTCTGCCCAGTTATCACATACATTATCCGACTCGCAAACAAACTTCCAGATCTGACAGTACCCCGTGTTGCCGGAGTCATCACCTATGCATTTAAGCATATCTTCAGTCTGGTTGTACGCGGAACAGCTCCCGCATACGTCATCTGCGCGGAAAGCCGAGGACACATTAGGCTCACGATAGTTTGCTTCTTCTATCGCAATCTGACGGTTTTCTGCGTTTAAGTCAGCGTCTTGAGTGGGAAGAGGGCATCTATTCCCACTGTCATCGTCTGACATTTTGTCTACCGGAATCGCTCCATCCGGTAAAATGCTGATCATAATAGTAGGCATTAGTATGTCCCGCTAAACTTTTTGCCTTTTACAGCAGAACCTGAACCTCGACACATACTGCCAACCTCAACAGACATGCCGTCTTCAAAGCCCTTGACTCTGCCACCATAACGATAAGAACGACCAGTTTCTTTAAATAGATCTGACTTTATCTCATCAATCATATCCTGATCGCCAGACTCTTCAGCCGCTTTAAGCATCTCTTCCAGCTCAAGTGTGCGAACGTCATCATCCAAGTCAGTGCTTCCACCTGATGCGTACTTTAGCATCCCGCCTCCAGCTTTGCTGTTACGCAGCATCTCAAAGTCTGCTTCTGTGATTGAGTCACGAGGTTCCGCGACACGAGCAATTTTCATTTGCTTGGCGGTATATTTACTTTTTGGCATCATTTGCTCCTAACATACTTACTAACGGCGCGGTTACCGAACCAGAATGACATAATCGCTGCGAAAAGTCCAGCAGTCTCATCAGTCCACATCAAATCAACAGCTTCCTTCCAGTCGCCGCCCATCTCAAACACCTTCATCATGATCACGACTTCAGTCGCCGCAAACATCAAGAAGAATGAGTAAGTAATAACAGGGCGCACACTGCCGCGAAGAGCGTTGACAAATCCCCCAGAGTCAATGCTTCTATCATGCTCATAGATACTTTTTGTCTCCTGTATATCAGCTTGCTTATCAAGTTCTTGTAGTTTAAGCGCAGAACGCTTTTCCATCAACTCTGCTTCCATCTTCATGGTTTCAAGACGATGCTTGTGTTCCTGCCCAGCTTTGAAATAGTTCAAAATCTCTGGAAGAAAACTTGTACCAAAACCTAAAAGGCTTCCTAATAAACTCATCATATCAATAGACCTCCACTGATCCTTTCTTTATATACTTAGGCAAACAATACGCCGTCACCCTGTCACGAGTATCTAAATAATCTTTATATGCATAATTACCATATCTTTTCGTAACTTGCGAGGCAAAGAAGTTGCACTCAATTACACTATGAAAGTACATAGTGTTACTAACCAACCGTCTATCATCTCCAACTCCAAGATAGACCATGAGCAAGAAAACATGAATCATTCCTCTTTGTTAACTGAAGAAGGTTTACTGTTAACGTATAATCCGAACCACGCTGCTCCCGCGCCAACGATGACAGAAAACCCGCCTGCTTGAGCGTTGTTTGGCTCTGGCAAAGACATGAACCACTGGCAGAACTGATAAAAGACTATCATATATGTGAATATCAGTGCTCTTGGTACGATGCGCCATGCGTCCAACTTTTTTGGTGTAATCATGCTACTGATCCTTAAATTTAAAAAACCAAACAAAAATAGCTAAAATAGCTACTCCTGTTATAACAGATGTTATAATCACCAACCACTCGACAAATTTTTGCCGTCTTTCGCGTTGACGATATAAAGTTTCTTGACGTTGCTTTCGGATCTGTCCTTCCATCCGAATTAACTCGTCCCAAGCCTTTATCCCCATTGTAAAACGCATCCATTGTTTTAACTCTGCCCGTTGCTCTTCGGCTTTCTTTTTAGCGGCAAACGCTTCAAGAGCTTCTTGCTCCACGGTCTTACCAGAAAACATTTTCTTGAATATGGGTGGGTTCTTGGCTTCTTTTTCTGCTTGATCAATGTCAGAAAGCGCACTCATCCAGCGCGATAAATCGCCGACCATTGACTCTATGTCACGGCCTATCGCAAACCCTTTTTTTATAGTATTGAAGGCCGCCGAAGCGGTAGCCATAGCAGTAACTGGATCCATTAACCTCTATTACGCATCGCCGCCATTTCACGCTGGGTCTGGATGCGTTCCCTGTTTACATCTGCCCTATCCTCTGCGATCTCCTCTTGGAGTTCTATTCTGGCTGCGTCAGTCATTGCTTTTTGCTGAAGCTTTTGTTGATCCAAGGCTAACTCGGCGGCATCTTGCTGTGCACGCCGCTGGGATTCAGCCGCCTTGATGGCTAGTTCTTGCTGTCGAATTTGTACCAGAGGATCTTGCTGACCCTGTGGAATCAACATCTGCATAATCTCTTGTGTAAACTGCGCTTCAAGTTTTGCAACTTCAGCTTCAATCATTTCTGGAGACACCATCTGTGCTTGTTGCATAGCCTGCTGTGCCATCATCGGATCTACCGCACCCGTCTGAGCGGCTAAAGCCATCTGCTGTGCTTGTGCCTGCTGCTGTTGCACTTGTTGCATAATCATCAGTCTCGCTTTCATAGAGATGTGATCCTGAAGGTGCGCCATGTAAATGGCGTAAACATTTGGTGTACCAGACACGACAGGCAGTTTCATAAACGCGATATGCGTCATGATATGTGCATCGTGATCTTGATCTTGGAACGCCGTCAGGATTTCGCCCTGCAACGCTTTTGCATTCTCGATGCTTGGGCTGGTAGGCTGTGGCTCTTTCTTGGCAGGCAGAATCTCGTCAATGTTCTGAACCTCCAACGCCTGATACATCCGCTTATATGCTTCATACAAGTTATGAATTTGCGGGTTCGACTGAGCCAGTTGAAGTTGTGTCTGCGCTAGTGTAACGCGCTGCGCCATCGAGAAGATGTTTGGATCGGATACTGGAAGTATGTCAACGCGACCATCAAAATCTTGCGCCTTGATTTCTGACGGCGCGCCAGCAACCTCATAAGGATATACTGGCGGCAAGTTCTCACCAAGGATTTTTGCCAGCAGACGAAACTCTGTCTTTTGTGCGTAGTGCAAACGCTTGTGAATGGCAGACATGACTTTCATGCCACGCTCAAGCAGAGCCACAGTTGTACCGACAGGCATATCTCCGCTCTGTCCTTCACCAATCTGCTGATCGGCAATAGAAACAAAACGCCGTCCACCTTCAATCAACGAGCCAAGCAACTGAGCAAGCGTGCCTGACGGCTCCTTGAAAGGAAGTGGTATAATCGAATTACGAATGTCCCCACCAGGAGCATCAATGTCTCTAAATTCACCAGGGGCTAACGGATCCTCTTCGTTACGAATACGGATACCTCTCGCCTTGAAGCCAGATGGCAGATTGGCCAAGGTGCCTGCATCAATCAATTGTCTGAGAATACTTGTAGCCGCACGGCCTAATCCGCCGATCATATGAATAAGACCGAACCCATAGAAACCTAGCCCAGGCAGAAACTTGTAGTGAACAAAGTACTGACGCTTGCGCTTGAGTGTATCTCCTTGATCGTAGTTACGAGTGATAGACAGAACCTCACCAGAACTCTGATCAATCGTCACAATATATGGTAGCTTAATCCCTGTAGGCTCACCGTCAGGACCCATGTCCTCAAAACCTTCTAGGTCAAGGTCAACATGCATCTCCAACAAAGTGTGCACGTTGTCGGTATATCCTCTTGACAACCCTTCTAGCTCATCGACCTTGTCACGGACGGGATCATCCATGTCGTCACCAGAATCTTCGCTGATGTCCACATCACGATAGACCCCCGCAACTTGCATTTTGCGAATTTGATTGCCGTCCATACGAACGGTATGTGTAACGCGAGGAGCAGTCGCTAAATCCGTAGCGGAATAAGAAACAACTAAATCTTCGGCTGGCACAAATGCCGATACCGCACGACCCTTAGTCGGGTCAAAATAAACCTTCTTGAAAGTTGAGCCAGATAGCGGCAGATAAAACAGCATTTGGTCGGTGTCTGGATCAAACTCCTCCATGACCTCAGTAACCTGATAATTCATGAAGTTCTTGACGCGACTAGATTGAGCCTCTTTCTCTGGTGTCTTCGCACCCATAATCTGCGTCTTAACAGGACCACCCGCTGGCAGTAGTTCCTTATACGCCTGCGCCTGAAACTGCGTAACAGACTCAGAGATCAAAGGATGCGTTACGCCAGATGCTCCCTCAAATGGCTGGCTGCGTTCCTGATACTTGATGCCTAAAAGATCCAAACCCTTTGTATAGGCCTCTTCCCAATCAGAACGCGACTCCATATCTTCTTCATATAGACCGCGAAGCTCACTGGATATCTCGCCCAGAACGCCTTCGTCAATGACTTCGGCTAAGTTAGCCATGTGATCATATTGCTCAGTCTCGACTTCTATCCCGTCTGGTGCACCCCCACCCATGAGAGCCTGAATGAGCGCAGTTCCGTCAGCCTGTTCCATGACTTCCGCACCGCCAGCGAAATCTTCCACCTGCGGTATTTCTACGTTCATTCCTTCTGGAGCCTCGATTCCAGAATCTACTAAGCTGCCCATAGGGCGTGGAGGTATTGCCATTAGAA